TTTGCGTCCAAGTCGGCCGGTAGTCCAGGTACAGCGTCATGGTCCAGCGCTGCACCCACTGGTCCTCGCCCCCGATCAGCGGCAGCTGCTGCCGCCCCTCCGAGTACAGCGGCTTCATGCCCGCCGGCATCGCCGCGTACCCTATATTGTCGCGCCACAGCAGCTCCGCCGCGGTCGCCCAGCTCTCGGCCGTGGGGGAGTAGAAATCCACCTGCACCGCGTACTCGAAGTCCGCCTCGACCGCCGCCGTGAACCCGGTGAGCACGTCGTCCACGACCACCGCCTCCGTGCTGTCGGCGTTGGTGCCGATGCGGCGCGGCGTGCCGAGCGTGGTCATCAGCACGAAGGGCACGGCCGGCATCGGCACGCGGTTCTGCTGACCGCGCAGGATCGGCACCGCCGGGTAGGTCACACCGCCGTAGGTCCAGGGCGCCTGCGGGACGATGAGTTGAATGAACCCGGCCAGCCCGGCGTAAACGTCGGCGTCAGTGAGGTCAAGTGACATGGGGTCAGTACAGCCGGAACCAGGTCGTGGTCGCCGCGTTGTAGATGTAGCAGAAGCCCCCGGCGGCCATCGAGGTCGGCGCGGCGACGATCGACTGCCCCGCGTTCGCGCTCACCGTGAGCGATGTGATCGTCTGCGAGCTGCTCACGCAGGTCTCCTGCGCATTGACCGGCGCAGCGGGCATCGTGAGCGTGCCGGCGGCCAACGTACCCGCGGGGTCCAGGATTTCGACCGCGGCCGCGTTCGGAATCGTGATCGTGAAGCCCGTGGTCGGCGCGGCGTACGCAACGACTCTGCTGGCCCCCACGCACTGCCCCACTCCCGCGTCCGCCACCGTCACGCCGCTGGAGTTCAGCGACTGGATGGCGACGCAGTCCCCGACCTGCGGCGGAGTGGCAATGCTGAAGTGCAGCAGGCTAGGTGGCGCCTGGGCCTGGGCGAGCGCCGCGAGCCCGAGGGTGAGCAGCAGCGCCGTGTATCTCACCGACCCCCTCCGCTCACGGCACCCAGGCGCAGGAAGAACCGGCGGCGACGGTCAGCGTGTACGACGCATTGTTACTCTCCGCGTAGATCGTCAACGTATTAGCGGCGGTCGCACTGTTCTGCAGCGTGAAGGACAGGTGCGTGTAGTAGGTGGCGGCGGTCGAGGCGGCGGCCAGCGCACCGGTGACCGCTGTGGTCGAGGTGCTGGTGATCACGGTGTAAACCGGGACCGAGTAAGCGCCGATCGATGATGCCGATTCCACCCACAGATCGGTGGGTGTGGCCGAGAGCCCCGCGCCGAACTCCGCGGTGCCGGACGTGTTGCTGTCGGACCAGTACAGGTCGCACACCCCCTTCAGCGCTGTAGCCGCCGCCGTGGTCGGCAGCGCCATGATCGCAGTGAAGCCTGTGGTCGCATTGGTGTAGGCGGTAGTGATGACGGCGGGTGAGCACGGCGTCGCCGAGTCGGTGCCGGTCTGCCCGCTGGAGTTCATCGCCAGGATGCTGACGCAGTTCCCGACCTGCGGGGCGAAGGCGCCGGTGGTGCCGAAGCGCCACAGCCCGCCTGGGACCTGCGCATCAACCACGGCGAGGCCGAGCGCCGCGAGCATACCGGCCAACATCAACGTGCGGAATGTCTTCATGGATTCAACCTCAAGTTAGGAATGTTGGTCGTTCTGAAGTCGGCAAATTACTCTGCACCAATCCGGCCACTGCTCGGGGACTTCCACCACGAGCCACGTGCGCTGCGCACCGCCGGGCACCTCGGGGAACTGCAGCAGGTCACCGCCCGTACCATCCTCGCGCACCGCGCCCGCCACCGCGCCGCGCAGGTACACCGCGCGCAGCACGCCCTGGATGTTCAATTGCTCCATGTGCATAAGCTGACCGGTCGAGAGCGGCTGCACCTGAGCGCACAGCGTCTGCGCCGAGGCATAGCTCGGCGTCGATGCGCCGCTGCCATCCGTCGTGTACGTGAGGTACTGGAGCCACGCGACCTGCACGTCGGGGTTGACCACGCCGATCGCGCCGCGGACGATGCCTCGCAGGTCCACGTCACTTCACCGTCTTGCCGCCAACAAACTCCTCGCCCGCCGGCCCCGTGCCGTGCGCGATGTGAGCCACCAGCGCGCCCGTGTCCATCAGCGGCGTGCTGATCGTGATCGGTAGCGACTTCGCGCCGAAGCGCGGGTTGGTACGGCGCGCGCGGCGTATGCGCGCGGCGATCGTGGCGTTTTTCAAAGGCGGCGGAATGCGCGCGGCAATCGTCGCCACCACATCGCCCGCCGCCGCCGCGCCCACCGCGTCCAGCATGCCGTCGAGCGTGATGCGCCGCTGCGCCACCGCCTGCGCACCATCGGCAAGATCCTTAGCCCACGCGTCGCGCTTCGCATTGCGCGTCGAGCGCAACCAGGAGCGCTGCGGAATGCCCACCTCCGGCGCGCCGAACTCGTGGACCACGCCGACGTAGGCGATCGAAGTGCCGTTCGGATATTTTTTCCCGGCCGGTATTCCTACTTTTGCCACGGCGCCGCCAAACAACCGCGCACGGTCGTTCAGCGCGCGGTTGATCTTGGCGTAGTCGAGCTGGTTCTTGGCCATTACGGTGGCACCCACGAGAACCGGCCGCTCGGAATGTACGGCCCAACGCTCGCCGATATTTGTAGCAGCGCGAGCAGCATCGGGCCATAGGGTGGATTGGAGAGCAGCAGCGCGGCGAGCGCCGAGGAGCCAAATGCGGGCAGCTGGAAGGTCACGTTGACGCTGCCCTCCGCGGCCTGCGCCACCGGCCCCGCGGCCACGTTGCCCGTGCCTGCGGCACCGTCGGGGCTCAGCTGCCGCGCGACCACAGCACCCATGAGGTCCGCGGCCTGCTGCCAGCGCTTGGTGCTCGACCCCAGGCCCCAATCAGCCGAGGCGTACTGCGACACCCAGTTAGCGCCCATATCCCAGGCGAACTCGAGCGCCACCGGAGTGAACTGCGTCTTATCGGCGAACGCCGGAAACTGCGCGCGAAAGTTGGAGTCGTTGTAGACCGGCGGGGTGCTCGGAGCGTACGGGGGCCATGAGATGCAGTAATTCACAGCCTGCGCAGCATGCCGGAGCCCACGCGGGCGCCCGCCGCGGGCACGCTGCCCGCAGGGCACACGCGCACGGGGTCCTGCCCCGGCGCGTAACGCATGCCGCCGCTGATGATCGTGACGCGCTGCGGGCGCGGCACCGACGCGCGTCGCGCGTTCACCAGGTTGTCGTGCAGGAACTTGCGCCCCGTTCGCTTGCTTGCCATGTCTCAGCTCCTCAGAAAAATAGTTCAGTGGCCGTCGTTGATGGCGCGCTTGATGGAAGCACTCAGGTCATCGGGGCGCGGCTGCGTCCAGGCGCCGGCCGCCCATCGGGTGAATAGCTGCGCGATCACCGGCAGGTAGCCCGGGGCGGCGGCGACCACCCGCACCTCCCCGACGACCTCGCTCGTGCCCGCGACCTCGAACACCAGGTGCTTGCTGCCGTCCGCGATGCTGAGGACGCGGCAGTTGACGCGGCGCTGCGGTTGCTCGCCCATGCTCACTTCTTCTTGTTGGTCGTGACCTGCAGCGCCTCGGTCGACGTCAACCCACCACTTCTCGCTGCCGCCTCGGCCGCCGCCTTCGCGACGTCCTCCGGGGTCTTGGGGTTGGACCCCTCGTCGGGCTCCATCCCCTGCGCCGCCTTGTCGGCGTCGAGCGGCCGATCCACGATCTTCACGAACCCGCGCGCCGCGTGCTGCATGAACTGCGGGTGCGCGGCGAGGAACGCGGCGTCGTCGTCCGAGACCTCGGTGCGTATGCCGTCGGGCGTGTACACCTGCTGCCCGGCGCCGCGCAGCGCCACCCCGGCGCCCCCGCGCACCAGGACGCTGCGCCCCTCCTGATTGAGCCCCGGGGTCTTGCCCCACTGAGTGTACTTCGTGTCCGCGCTCAAAGTTGATATCACGTGCTTAGCCATGAAGGTGCCTGCCTTAATTGAGTGATGGTGAGATTCGCCCGGACCGGTGCGTTGGCGTCAGATGCCCGACCAGCGCGTGATCGCGTAGGGGCGCTTGACGAAAACGCCCGCGGTGGCGTTGGTGAAGTCCTCGATGTAGCTCTTCACCCGCTGCTCGACGCCGAGCGCCATGAACTTGGTCGGCACGATCTGCGCCATCGCGCGCTTGTCGTCCGTGCCGCCGTCCTCCACCGTGTCCGCCCACAGGTAGAACACGTTCGAGCCGCCGTTCGCGGCGTCCAGTTGCGGGGCGGTGACGATGCGGCACTTGGGGTACGTTTTGTTCAGCCACTCCTTCACCGACTGCGAGCCCAACTCATTGAGCTTGGAGAGTTGCTCGGCGACATTCATCGGGATGCCAAGCGTGGTGTTCACGCTGAACGGGTCGATGTTGTCCTGGCTCTGCGTGCGCAGCGTGTTGAACGCCGTGATCAGGTCCTGGATGATCTCCAGGTACGTCTTCACCGCCCAGGTGTACCCCGCCGCCCCGTCGGCCACCGTCGTGTACGCCAGCAGCCCCGGGTCATTCAGAAACCCGTAGGTGTTGTTGCTGCCGGAGTTGAAGCCGTAGAAGCCGACCAGGTTGCGCCAGATCTCGAGCCGCAAGATCGCCGCCGCCCGCTTCTCCGCGTCCGAGTTGATCATCGCCGCGGCCGAGCGCGCCTGCTCGAGCCGCCCGACCAGGATGCCCGACTCAAAGCGCACGATCGTCCGCTCCTGCCAGTTCGGGTTCCAGTCGTTGAGCGGCACGTTGGTCGAGTCCTTGTAGACGTCGATCGCGCCCATCGGCTCGATCAGCCCCTGCACGACCCACTCGTCGCGCCAGTTCCCGATGGTCTCGATGCCGACGAACTCGTCGATCTTGCGCGCCGCGGTGAGCGCCTTGATGAAGCCCGGGAGCCAGTTCTGCAGAAACTGGATCGGGGTGACGATCGAGGAGGTAGTGATCGCGGCGGGGGCGGCGACGTTCGCACCGAAAGGCTGCGGCGTCCAGGTGTCCATCGCCGAGTTCAAGCGGTTCAGCGCCCCGCGCAGGTACCCGGGCTCGACGCCGATGCCGATGCGCTCCAGCGCGCGCACGGCGCCCATGTCGGGCAAGTCCTTCGGGGTCAGGACGAGGGGCTTGACCTGGTGCGGAGCAAGCCGGGAGTGACTGATAGATGCTTCCATTTGAAATTGCTCCGTGGGGTTAATTCGTGAGGCGCGCGATGCCGAGGCCACCGCCGGAGGCCGCGTTGCCGAAGCGCGCCATGACGGCGTTCGGCACCTGCGCGAAGCCCCCGCCCGGCGAGCCGCTGGGGGAGTAGGTGGCGAGCGCCCCGGTCGTGGTGTTGTACTCGAGGTAGTCCCCGATCTGCCAGGCGTTCGGAATGGCGACGATGCACGAGCCCATGCTCAGCAGCGCGATCTGCGCGTTCGCCGCCACGCCCAGGTTCGGGTTCAGCGGGTTGGCCACGGAAGAGCCGAACAGTGGCTCGATCTTCGGCAGCACGCCGATGCCGCCGAACACGATCGTTCCGGCCGCGAGCGTGCCGCCCACGGAGGCGAGGCCCGTGCTGTTGGCGACGGTGAAGAAGTACCCGAGCGTGCCGGCGGTGGCGAGCGTCACCGGAGTAACGCGCGAGGGCTCGTCGAGGACGATGTCGCCCGGAACCCCGAGGTTCAGGTCAACGTTGACGGTCTGCTGAAAGGTCATGTGAGTGGCTCCTCCGCGCTGTGTGGGCGGGCGTTACGAGTTGAGGTAGGCGTGCAGGAAGGCCGGCTCGCTGCCGCCGAGCGACGCGGCGTCGAGCGCCTGCAGCTGCGGCGCCGCGACCTGCGCGCGACCCGTGAGGTAGAAGTCGAGCGCCGTGACCGGGTCCGCGGCCTCCGCCGTGACCCCGAGCTTCTTGAGCCCGTAGGAGGCCATCGCCGGCAGCGTCATCTCCGCGTGGTCGAAGGCGCCGACGATCGGCGACAGCCGCGCGTAGAGCGTGTTCTTCGCCGCCTCCTCGCGCCGCAACGTGGGGCCGATGGCCGCGACGCGCTCGTTGACCTTCGCGTCGATCAGCGCGTTGACCTCCGCGGCGTCCATGCCCTTGCCCTTCGCGGCGTCCGCGGCGGCCTTTGCATCCGCGGCGTCCTTCGCGTCCTTCGCGTCCTTGGCCGCTCGGTCGCGGGCGCTCTTGCGCGCGTCGCGCGCCCCGGCCCGACGGTCGCGAGCACTGCGGCGGTCGCGCGCCTCCTTGCCCTCGGCCTTCTCGTCCTCCTTCTCCTCCTCGGCGTCCTCCGCGCACTCGGCCGCGTCCTCGGCCGCCTCCTGCTCCTCGTTCATGCCGTCCTTCGCGCGCATCGAGTCGCGGGCGCCGCGCTTCGCGTCGCGCGCGGCGCGGCGGTCCTCGGCCTCTTTCTTCAGCTCAGCCTCAGTTTTATCAGCCACTTTGGTGTCTCCGGTTGGTGTTGAATCGTGACCAGTCATGCCCTTTTCGGCGGCAACTTTTCCGGCCACCTTGGTGGCATAGACCTTCGAGTAACCTTTCTTCTCCAGCTCGCCCACGAGCGAGCCGAACGAATCCTCGATGAACTTGAGCGTATCGGCATCGAGCGCGCCCGCTTTCTCGTCCTCACGCACGATCGACTCCTTGAGGTCAAGCGCAAACGTAAAGTACTCGCACCGCGACGACTCGGCCGCGTCCAGCACCCGCACCCCGGAGCCCATGCGCCCCGCCAGCACCGAGGAGACGTGGTTGCCGCGGATGTTCCTCTGCACGTACTGGTACGGCTTGCCCTCGTAGACCCCTTCCTGCGGGACGAACTGGCAGTGGTAGCCGCACGACAGCTCGCGCTTGGAGGGGATCTTGCCCTTCAGCGACTCGGAGAATACCTTCAGGTTGCCGTACAGCGTCGGGTGCTTGAAGTAAACCTGCTCGCCGATGACCCCGTGCACCCCCTTCCGCTCGGCCGGCACCAGGCCCTTGGCCTCACTGCCGAGCAGCGTGGAGGGGTGGTCGTCGGTCCAGGGCATCAGTCGAAACGACTTGATCGTCTCGGGGTTGTCCAGCTCCTCGGGCGGCCTGAAGACGCTGACCAGCTTGCGGGGGTCGCCGCCGTCTACGACGGTGGCCTCAGAGTACTCGTACACGCCGGCGGACGAGATCGGGTTGTCGAGCACCTCGAACCACCCGTTGTCGTCGTACTCGCGGCGGTCCTGGGCGGCACCGCCCAACAGCTTCTTCAATGTGGCTGCAACTCCAGGGTGCAGCGGCTGCGGCGGGTCAGCCATCGCCGCCCACTTAAACTCCGTGTGCTCGTCGTCCAGCGTCGGCTCGGGCTCCTCGCCCACCGCCTGGCGGAACGTCACGAACCCCTCGCCCTCGTCGATGCGCGTGAGGTCGCCGCTCAGCAGCCCCGCCAGCCCGGTCTCCTCCGCAGTCTCGCGCCGCGCGGCCTCTTCCGGCGTCTCACCGTTCTCGACCGACCCGCCCGGGCAGCACCACTCACCTACGTGATCGCCCGCCTTGTCGCTGCGCTTCAGGAACAGCGCGCGGTCGCCGTGGGTGAGCAGGACCCCGGCGCCCGCGTCAACGGCATCAACACCAGTGATATTCCCAGCATTACGACTGGCGTAGAACACTTCCTCGCCCTTCGCGCTTCCGTACTGCTTTTTCATTGCGGCAAGGATTTCTTGCCCTTTCGACGTAAGAGGCACTATAATCTCCTAAATAGCAGCAACGGCCTCTTTATGCTTAAACTAGGGCAAATTTTCAAAGGTCCGCGTGGCCGATCAAAGGTCTTTGCCTGTCAAGAATGCGGAACTTTAAGGCGCGTACGAGAATGCGAATGGAACAGATTCAAATATTGTTCTCGTCAATGCCTTTGGAAAGGTGAATACGCCCATCGGGAAGCTTTAAGACTCGCTGCGATACGTGGCAAGCACCCGCATAACTATATAGGAGCAATAACAACTTGTCGGCAGTGTCACAAAAAATTTAATACCTCACCCAGCAGTAACCGCCGTTACTGCTCGGCCAAGTGTTACCAAATCGCACAACGTAAACAAATTCCACGTTCGCCCGGCGCCCAATATAAACGGATCACAACACCAGACGGTCGCAGAATGTACGAACACCGTTACTTGATGGAGCAAAAACTCGGCCGCAAACTTCAGCCCAACGAAGCTGTTCACCATAAAAACGAGAAGAAAAAAGATAATCGACCGTCAAACCTTCAGCTGCTCCCGAAGCGCGTGCACGATCGCAACCACTTCATCGAGCACCACACAGAACGTATGCTCCGCCACGGCATCACAACCTCCCGAGCAGCACCAGCACCACGACGATGATCAGCACCACGCCGAGCACGCCGATGCCGCCGTTCCCGTAGCCGTAGCCGTAGCCACCGAAGCGCCCGCTGAAGCCGCCGAGCAGCGCGACGATCAGCAGAATGAGAAGGATCATCCCGAGGGACACGGGCTCACCCCACCCTGGCGACGGCCGGCGCGGGCGCCGGGTCCGCCTGCAGCGCCACCGCCACGTTGCTCGGCGCGGCGATCGCGGCCAGCACGGGCGCGGGGATCGTGACCGAAACGGTGGCGGTCTCGGGTCCGGTGAGCGACGGGGTCTGCGTGTCGACCGACGCCAGCTCGTACAGCACCGCGCCCGGGGCGAAGCCGTCGAGGTCGTCGGTGAACGTCTGCTGCCCCGGCGCGGCCTTGCCGGCGACCTGGAAGCTCTGGCCGTTGTCGACCGACCGCGAGACCTGCACCGAGCCGAAGTCCCCTGCGGGGATCGCGGTGGTGCCGTCGTCGAGCGTCGTGGGGTCGGTCCAGGTGAGCACTGCTTGCATGTGGAGTCTCCTGTGATGATGGTGGTGATGGCGATGGTGATGCTCCGGCCAGCACCAGCGGCGGCGATGATGCCTGCTCAAACGGTACGCCGCCACGACCTGCGTGGGCGCGGCGATCGGCGCGTGTTTATGGTGGTGCGGCATCAGGCGCCCACCGCGTCAGAAAAGCCGATGATCTTGCGGAGCCGGGGCGCCGGCCCGTACCGCTGCTCCAGCATGCGGCGGAACTCGGCGATCCCAGCGCGCAGGTGCGCAACGTGCGCTGAGTCAGATTCCTGCGTTGCACGATACCGCGCATCTTCCTCAAGCGTGCGCGGGCGCTGGTAGCTGAAGTGAACGTCGCCGTTGGAATCGCGCGGCGAGACCTTACCGTTGCCCGGCCGCGCGTAGCCCGCGACCTTGCGGCAGACGTTGGCAACGGTGCTCTGCGGCAGCCCTAGCCCCGCGGCGATCTCCTTGTACGCCTTGCCCTCTGCGCGCAGCGCCACGATCCGCTCATTGCGCTGGGATACCTCCGCACGCACCGCCTTCAACCGCTCGCGCGCGTACGCGGACAGCGTCATCGGTGCGCCCCTCGCATCGCGCTCATTGCTTCGTCGCCCGCCCCGCCTCCTGCGCGTCCAGCAGCGCGGCGGCCTCGTTGAACCCCCGCGCGAACTCGCGCGCCGCGTCGGACGACAGGAACCACTGAGCGACGGGCCGGCTGAAGGTGACCACCACCTCGCCCTTGTGCGTGAAGCACTGCACGTGCAGCGGCACGGAGTCAGCGGCGCTAGGCTTCGCCGAAACGGGTCTAGGCACCGCGGGCTGCTCGTCTTTGCTCGTCACTGCGCCACCATCTTCATGAAATTCAAAATAGGACGTTGTCTACATCTACAGTTTATGGCGTCCCCGGGCTTCCCGCGCTCCCCCGTCCGCTCATCGATCACCGGCGGGTCGTCATAGCGGAACGTGCGCCCGTTCAGCCGCTCGTGGTGCAGCTTGCGCGGGTAGCGCTCGCCGCCGGTCGCCACCCACACGTACTCCTCGACCCCGAGCGACTGCAGCCGCGCCGCGTTCACCGACTCGCTCACCTTCCGAATCTGATCGAGCGCCACCAGATGCGCGTGCCGCGCGTCGCCCTTATATCTTTTCGTCAAATACGGCACCAGCTTGTTCAGCCCCGAGCCCGTGGTCACCGCGTTCATCACCTGCGTCTGCACGTCGCCCAGGAACCGCTGCGGAATGCGCGTGATCAACCCGACCGACGCCTCCGCCGCCGCATCGACCAGCGCCCGCATGCGCGGCGTCTGCAGCGTGGACTCGATCTGCATCAGCGTCGCCACGTCGCGCAGCCCGTGCGCCAGCTGCGCCGTGCTCTGCGCCGTGACGTCGCCCACCAGCCGCCGCGCCCACCCGCGCGCCAGGGTCTCGAAGCGCTGGGCCCAGCGCGCGCGCAGCGCCTCGAACTCGCGCTCGCCGGGCGCCACGTCCATCGCGTGTTGTCCGCCGGATACGACCCCCGGCATCACAGAGGTGGTGTTGGGAATATGTCCACTCGGCATCACCCCCTCGGACTGCGCCTGCAGCGCGCGTATCAGCGCCCGCGCCTCGACCGCCATCGCCCGCAGCTCGGCGCCTATGGCCGCGCCCATTCGCACGCCCAGCGCGAGCGGAGGGGAGAGCGGCGGCAGCACCTTGCTGCCGAGGGTAGGCGCGGGGCGCGGGTCCACCGGCTGAACCGGCACGAACGAGGGCGGTATGACCGTCCTGCCCGCCTGCACGTCGCGCTGCAAACGACGACGCAAAAGCTGGTAGCGCCGCGAGTCCACGCGCAGCTGCGCGTTCTGGGCCCGTAAGGCCGCGACCTCGCGCACGCTGCGGCGCTCGGCATCTGCGGCAAAGTCTCGTTTCATTCGCTAGACGGCTCTGTGCCTATTGGCAACAATTCCTCACAGTGGTCAAAATGCGCGATCGCCGTCGCAAGCTGCTCGCGCGCGGCATCGTCCAACGCGCCCAGCGCGTCGAGTAGGTCGAAGTCCTTCTGGCCCGTCGCCTGCGCGCCCGCCGCCGCGCTGGTCAGCGAGGCCGCCAGCGCCCGCGCGTTCTCCACCATGATCTTCATTACACGTGCTCCAAAAGTCTTGCACGAAACGAAGCATCGCTCTCACTCGGTAACCGGAAGACTTCCAGAGTGGCATAACAGTCGAGTTCACGACCGATCATACATGCGATACCGGCCCGACGCTGAGCCGCGCGTTCGTGCAGGCAAGCGAACCCGCGCATAATGTCAAGCGCAATACCGGCATCGGTCTTCACTGGCCAAGAACCCTGCTCTATTGCTGCAGCCTTCATTTCATCGCCTCCTGTGCCTTCGCCAGCAGATCAAACGCGACCGCTTAGCGTTCTACTGTTGATTTCCATCGCCTTATCCTTTCGGTGAGAGAGGTCGTAATTATACGCTACTTGCCCCTAGCCAGCGCCCCGTTCGGCCGCCTCGGCTTCGCGCTCACGCCCTGCTCCTCTTCGACCGCCGCCTTCACTGTGTGCCGCGCGACGCCCGACGCCTCGGCCGCCGCCTCGGGGTTGTCCTCCTCGGGCAACTCCTCAAGCTCCAGGTCCACGCCGATGCCGTGGTACCCCGATTCCTTGTCCGCGGCGATCCGCGCCCGCTCGTCCTCGGGCACCAGCGCCCCGGCGGCGATCAGCGCCGCCCCGGTCTGCGCCTTGTTCAGGTTCACCACCGACTGCTCGACGTGCGTCAGCGCGTCCAGCTCGTTCCACTTCGCCACCAGCTCCACGTCCGCGAGCGCGGCGAACTTCGGCACGACCTCCGAGCGCATCACTAATTGATGATGACGCTCGAGGAACGGCGACAAATCCCGCTCCTGCATCGACTCCAGCATCTCGTGGTAGCTCGCCTCGTCGTACTCGCCGGTCGCCGCGAAGCCGCCGGGCGTGATACCCAGAAGCTTGGTGATCGGGCAGCCCGCGGTCGCGGCGACCAGCCCGTACTGACTCATCACCAACCCGTCGAAGTCCGCGAGCGGAGTATCGAACTGGTTGAACTCCTCGCTCTCCTTGTCCCCGAGCTTAATGCCGAAGTTGTCGCGGTTGGCGACCCAGTTCTCCAGCACCTGCTGCGCCTTCTGCGAGTCGGCCATCACGCGCGACATGTCGGTCATCCACACGGTGGTGCGCTTGGAGAGCGCCAGCGCCGGGGCCTCGTTCGCCGTGCGCTCGGCGCAGTACACGCGCTCCATGATCATCTGCGGCAGCGGAATGCCGCCGAACAGGTACAGCGGTTTCATCACGTCGGCCGGCTCGGCGTAACGGAATATGACCAGGTGCGAGCGGTGCACGCGCCGCGCCCCGATCAGCCACCACGTCGGCTCGTAGAAGTGCCGCGAGGAGGGGACCGAGGCTGAGCCCATGTCCAGAATCGGCGCGCACCAGTAGGGGTCCACCTGGCTGACGCCCTTGTAGGCGCCGGCCTTGACCCCATCGATGTTGAACGGCTTCTCGTAGTAGGCCGGATCCGTGCTCTCAACCTCGAACAGCGCGATGCGGATGCCGAAGATGCGGCCCTTGATGCCGAAGTCGCGCAGC